ACAATCACCCCATTTTAAAATACTTGTTAAGCCAGTCCTGTAACTTAGCCTCAAGGAGTTTTGGAAATATTTTCTCGAAAATCTTGATTGCACCTTCCCAATAATGCGCCCCCTCGACCCACTGTTGTTTCAGCGACATGCCCGTGTTCGTGTTAGGGTCATAGATAAAGCGGTGTCCGTCCCATCTGCCGGGCACGAAACGCCGCTCAACGCCTTTTGGGTTCATCCAATGTCCGTCATTGACGAATCTCGCATACTTTACGTTAGTGCCGACTTCCAGCGTCAGCCCGCCGTCTTTGATTTCCCACACATTATCCTCGCCGCCTTGATGGAAGCTCGCCAGCAACAGCCGCGAATCCATCACCTTGCGCCGGATTATCTCATCTTCGACAATCCGCAGGAACTCCGCGCCAAGCCCTTGCATGAATTTCGTCAGCTCGGCTTTGAAATCGCCTCTTGCCGCGCTCCGCAGCCTTTTGACAAATTCCTCGAACCCACCGAGGTCAAATTCAACCGACATTATAGTTTCTCCTGTTCCGATGTGCGGCGCAACATAACGATAATGTGGTGGTCGCGGATAGGGATTGGAGCTTCGGCGATATACTCGTAGCCTGTTTCCAAGTGTACGATTTTATCATTGATACGCACGTCCGTACCCCATGGCAAATTTAACTTCGCTCTGCCGTCCAACGCCGCGTAAGGCTCGTTCTGCGACACCCTCAGCGCACCGCGCAAAGCAAAATGGCAGTGCAACCCCGCTATATCCGGCACTTCGCCATACGAGAAAGCAGGGGAGTCGGGAAGACCGTAACCGGGCGAGATATCATATTGGACGATATGATAAATATCGCAGGTATGATTTAGTAACGCTTCAAATCCCATAGCAAGTCCTCCCTATAGCTTCCGCAGTTTCATAACCACAGTTCCCACTTTTTCCGCGATAAACTCGTCAAGCAGCGAACCGAGATTAAGGTCATCAATCTGCGAATCGGTGTCCGCAATCGTATACGCATAATCATCAAACCGCTCGCTTTTATACATACCGCCGCCACTGCTTGAACCGCGGCTTGCGGCGTTTGCTGCTAACTGCTCCGCTAATATAAGCGTAGCGATTCGCACCTGCTCAGGCAGAGGGTCGGCGTCTGCAAACGTGTTGCGGGTATACTTGATTATCCATAATTCGGCGCGGGTTATATCTATCGTGAGCTTAGCGTCATCGCGGTTTTTCACGCTCGCTCGTTCTGACCAATCCCTAACCTCTTGAGGCGTTACCCATGGTCTAACAGCCATGATATCACCGCCTACTCATCATTTTCGCCGAAATCAGCTTTATTTTCTTCTTCGGAGTCTTGCTCAGTGTCAGTTTCGCCTTTATCGCTGCCCGACTGTTCGAGTTCCGCGATTTTGGCTAAAATAGGGGCTTTGTGCCGCTCATCAGTAACATCAAGCCCTCTTTCTGTTGCATACGCTTTGAGCTGAGCGACTGACCAGCTATCGTTCGGCGGATTATCTTTAGGATAATCTACTGACAATTGAGTTTTATCACCCTCATCTTCGCCTGTATTGGCGGGAGTGGTTATATCTGCAACATCTTCATCAGTTTCAATGATTTCTACGAGTGTAAAACGCTTAATGCTTACGAGATAATCAACGACTTTCTTATTGCTAACCGTAATCAATGGCTTTTTAGCAGTCGCTTTAATACCATACCCAGCGTATGAACGCCCGCGGATTAATTTCAGCTTGTATTCAATCTTAATCATCATCGCCGCCCCCTATATTCTCAATAATCGCCGTTGCATCAGTTTCTTCGATAATCGCATCGAAATCAGAGTGGATTACATAGAAACGCTTATCTTCCATGATAGCCCGCACATCTGAATCTGTCTTGCGGATTCGTATATCATAGGTGTTCACGGCGATAAGGTTTTGCGGGTCTGTGAGGATAATCTTATCGTTCGGCATGAACGGCACGCGGACAGTCGGTATCGCCGCCGGGTTATTATATATGCTATCAGGCGCGCTACTTCCATTGTTGATTGCGCGGTTAAGCAGGAAAAGCTCCCATTGCTGCGCTCTGAACGGACTCATCAGCCAGCGAAGCCGCCCGTTATTGTACTTGTTCGGCAATAACGCTATCGTGTTGTAGTACATATCAAGCGTCATCTCCGTATATCCGGAAGCGTCATAGACATGACCGCCGTTAGAAATTTGCTTAATCCAGCCGTCATTAATATAGAGAAACAAGCCGTCCGGGTCAGTCAGCGGAGTATCTTTATCGCCGTTCAGCCATAAGTCCTCCATGTCGTTGCCATATTGACGGGTCATGAGAGCGGTTATCGTAGCTTCTAAGCCCTGCTGCTCAATATTTTCCCGCAGAGTTTCCTCTGTGATTTCCCAAGGCAAGCGGACAGGTACGGTAGAATACGGCACCGCGCCGAAATGTGGTTGCGCACGGTAGCCGGTTATCTGCCCGGTATCGGGATTGAGCGTTGGTGCAGACCCGTCCTCGTTCGCGTCAATGTTCTCTATTTTTTTGCGGATAATCCTGTTGGCAATGCCGATTTTATCAATCTGCCCGGTTCTTGCCCTGCGCATTTGACGGCGAATAAGTCCGCCAAGTGCGGTCTGCTCAAACGCTTGTTTGAGAAACTGTCGCGCCTGTTCAGGATTAAGTAAGCCGTTTGTTACGCTTTCGGTGGTGATAGCTGCGTTTTTTATTATCGTGTTATTATCCATATAACAATTTTCCTCCTGTTCTTGTTAATTTTATTAAATTATTCCGGTGAGATAATGCGCTTCGCCTGATTTTGTGACTGACCCCTCGCCGTTTAGGTTATTAGCCAACCCGCGAGCTTTTAAGACAGGTTCAATAGCCTCAGCCACCATTTTCTGCACCGTAGCCTGTATCGTTTCGGCGGTCAAAGGCTCGGCAGGTGGATTAAGGGCATCCTGTACAGCCTTGGCAATCATGGTCTGCACAGCTTCCGCTGTCAGCTCAGGTGCAGGCGGATCAGTTGCCGCTGGTGTTGCTGGGTTAGCCGCTTTTGTGATGGCTTCGGCAATCATAGCCTGAATTTCTTGTTTGTTCACTTCTGAATCATCCTCCTTGTCTTCATCGGTGAGCTTTGTCAGCAAATCACCGATATTATTGTGAATATTTTGAAGCGTTGAATAATTTTCGCCGCTTATTTTCTTACCGGCTTTAATAATTGGCGCAGGCGCGTCCTTTGCGCTCTTGACAAGCGATTTCACGACATCCTCTTCAGTAAGCAAGGCAGTTAGGATTTCCGAAAAATCACCGAGAGCTTCTTTGATTTTCACGGTATCGCTTTCAAATACCCAACCATCAGTACGCCAGTCATAACTGCGCAGTGTATCATCAAGCGCGTACCAAGCGTTCCAGAAACTGCTTGATTTGTTGCTTGAGACATATTTGTCTTTGACTTCGCCTTTTTTAATCAACTCATACCCTAAAAGTCCCGCAAACTTCTTAAAAATCCCTGTTTCACCCGCGCTTGCCACTATAGGTTCAAGCTCAACGTCCTTTTCGCTGTACTTGCCTACGCCGCCCATTGAAAATCCTGTAACTTCGCCTTTTTGGACTTTCTCCCACACCTCGTTATTTGTGACCTCTGCAGTCATGAGCCATGTGCCTTTTATGACGGTTTCCTCGCCGATTGTTATATCAGACGGCGCGATATACGTTTCAACCACCGAAACGCCATCAACCGCCTCAAAGCTGTGCTGCAGGTCTACTTTATCGCCATTCTTGGCGAACCAGTGCGCCGCTTTGCGGATTTCTTCTTCAGTCATGAAGTTGCCGTGTATATCCTCAACAAGCGGCTCGTAGACAATGCCTGTGATATAATGGGTTTCAGCGTCTACTTTTAGGATTTTCCCTAAACTGGAGAAGTTCCCCATGCCGTCTTCGGCTTTGGTGATTAAAAATTGCCGCTGGTTAGCGGCTTTGTCAACCAACGACACAAAACTAATCTTCGCATCGCTGATTTCTATTGCTTTTTCTATTCTCACATATCTCCCTCCTGTTTGATTATTTTTTATATAAAGCTCCAACATAAAACCCAGCCGCTCCGCATCGCGCTTATCAAGTCAGTATAGCATAGCTACTTAACTCAATAATGCGGCACGGAGCAGTCCGGGAAATTTAAAGGAGTGCCTTACGGCCTTAATTTAGATAGGCATGAAAAAAGCCCGCCACACTTTTTTGTGCGGTGAGCTTGGCTTTATTTTGTATTTTAAATTACAACTGCGGCAGGCTTTTCTGGCTGACCTAACGTTCGCGGCTTTGCGGTTGCGGTGACAGGTTCAGACTCTTCGATAATATCGCCGAGTTCTTCAAGCGTAGGAGGTTCAACGATTACAGACTTCCCGTATTCAACACCGTCCGGGTATAGCATCTCGATTTTCTCTTTATGGCTTTCATAATCTTCTGCCATTTTAGTTTTCTCTGACATAATGTTTCTCCTTATACCCTGTTCGCTTTGCTGTATTTTTTCTTCCCTGCTCAATACATCCATACTATTTCCATCTCCTACAGCTATTATACCACGCTCCGCAGGATTTGTCAAGGAATTTTCGGCCTTATTCAATCCCGGCACGCGCCCGATTGCTATCATTAAGCTCACGCTCCCACTCAGCATCATCAAGGGCAATATAATACCGTTGAAGCTCCTGACGCTCTTCAAGCGGCAATCCCAGCACGTCAGAGTTGGCGATACCTTGATGGATACAATGGCAGTGTACGCTTTCACTCGCTGGAAGACAGGAGTCTCGCGGATACATAGGATAGTACGCGTTACCGTCCGCGCCCTGCAGGCTGAACGGCTGGTCTTTGCGGACAGTTGCGCCGTCCATGGCAACGTGGTTTTCCCGCGGCTTGTTGCGATACTCGCCTGTATGTTTCCACATTTTATCGTCTACAGCCGGATTCTGCGTGATGGCTTCCTGCTGCGCTATTGAATGAGCGCGAAGCGTTTCCGTGACAGCCGCCCGCCGCGCCCGGTAATACTCATCGCGGATGCCATCGTCCATAAGAGCGCGGGTAAAATCCGCTACGCTGTTGCCGTCCCTGAGATGCTCAACAAGCAGACTGTCGATTGCGTCATGACCGGTCAGCTTCATCAGTTTACCGAGTTCCGCGCTCCATTCCTGCGCCCAGTCAACCGTGCGCTTCGTGATTTTAGCCACGGTCAGTGCGGAATCTACCTGCTTGATATACGAAGTGGCGAGCTTGGGCATATTTGTCGTGAAACTGTCGTGAAATAGCTGCGCAAGCACCTCGTCCGTGTTGTCAAGCCCTTTAAGCTCCGCCCAAGCCTCGGCGAACTCGCCTAAGTCCACCGACTCACTAAGCCGCTGATTTATCACGCCGCTCTGCGTGGTCAACGCCTGAGCGATATTCTCCTCGAGCGCAGAGATTTCCGCAACAGTATCAGCACAGTCAGCAAAGCCCGCCGATTCAAGCGCATTGGTTAAACTCTCGTCTGCTTTAGCGATATATGCGTCTATTGCTTTAAGAAGTGCAGCACAATTAGGCATTAACTCGCCTCGCTTTCGCGTAACAGCTTGCGGATTTCTTTCAGGACAACGGCGATTTCATCATCCCTGTTTGACACGGCTTTCTGTATCTGCTGAACGAGCATTTCATCAATTTTTTCATCGCTCGGCAAATCCGTAATTGCGGCAGGCATCTTACCCATAGCCGCTTGAGCTCCAAGCGCGAGCTTTCTAACTTCAAGCGGTATATCGCCCCAATCGCCCTCGAAGTCCTCGGACTTTGCACCCATCGCTTTATACGCGATTTCTTTAGCCTTATTCGGCGTAACGCCGCCGGCACGTACAGCAACGTTAAGCAATTGCACCATATCAGCGGTATTCGTGATTTCGGGTTCCATGAAATACGCCTCAACGTGCTGAAAATTATATCCCGCAAGTAACTTGTTATTTATCGCCCATGCCAAACTTACGCGCTCCGGCTGGAACACCTGCTGCTCCGTGATTTCCATTGCCGCCAGTGCGGTTGCGCGATTGAAATCGGTAGTGTATCCGACATAGAGGTCGGGAAGCTGAAACGCCGACTGCACTTTGCGGCGATGGTTGTCTATATAATCCTGAAAAAGCTCGTCATTCTGCAACATAGACGACATATTGACTATCTGCACTTCAGGCATCTTCTCGCCTTCAAAAGCCGCTTGATTATCCATGTTCGCAGCTTCAAGCACGACAAAAGCGTGCTGACCGCTCTCGCCTTTTATTCCGTTTATATATTCTTGCAGTTTATCCCAACTGCCATCGGTCAACGTACCGCCTTTCACTAAAATCATCATAGGCGTGTGCCTACCCTCAGAGAAATAGCGGTTGTTCAGCCCCTCAGCTTTTCGTGTGCCGTCAGAGCCGAGTACCTGACCTATCCAGCGTACCTCGCCGTAAGTTTCAGTGCCGAGCGCAAATTCAAGTATCTCTGTGGCTTGACGGTCAGCCGCGATATTCTCGCCATACTCGCCATTATACTTATCCATGATACGCGGGTCGCCGATTTCCTTGTAGTACACCGTCTTGCCGTTAAGCTCCTGACGGTACTTGCGGAATCGTTTAGGGCGTGTTTCAGTACGCCCTTTTACGTTATACTCAATATCTACATACGGGTAGAGCGGAGAGGTCTTTTGTATAGACGGCGTTTGGCGAATAAACTCAATGCCGATAACCTCGCCGGCTATGTTACGCATGACTTCAAGATATGCTATACCGTAAGTTTCCCGCGCCTCGATGATATCCTCGAACAATTCTTTCGTGTTCTGGTCAAGATTGAGAAACTCAAGCACTTCCTCGATTTTCTCTTTCTCGTTTTTCATTTCAGCGGTCGGCTCTTCATCGCTTTTATACCGCACGTCAATCCCAAAGCCCGCTATATTGTTTTTATACGCCCTGATACACTGTGGCAGAATCGCGGAGTTGTTCACGAGCGTCTTGAACCCCCGCAGGTCGGTGGGATGGGAGATAAAATCATCGCCTGCGGCTGATACCGTCGATTTCACTTGATTTGGCGTTGGTCGCACTGCTTTTATAATTCTCGCCGCCACCTTAGGTATCTGCCTGATTTTTACCATTGATTTCACCTCTTTTACAAATTATTATTATGCCTTCATGCGGATAGGCAAGCACAGCAACAACACACAGTCCGCCTCGTCAGGGGAGGGTAGGTTGCGTTTCTTCATTGCGTCCTTGCTCTCCACCCGAATTTTTGACGCATCAGTCAATTCATATTTGCGGCTCGAAAGCTGTGCCGCTAAGTTATCGTCATCGGGTAGTATCAGCTCGATAGGCTTTTTCTGACCTTCATCATCTTCTGCCTTGAGCATCCGCCTGACGACATCCATCATATACGATGTGCTGTCATGGAAATATTTGTTTTTTATCCGCGTACCGAACTTGACGGGGAATATCTCCAGCCAAGCGAAGCGCGCGGGGTCGTTTCGTTTAATCTGTTTCAAGCGGTCAACTACACCGCCGCCAACGCCGCCGTCGTCCACTTTGACCGGGATTTTGCCGGTCCATTTATACCGCTGTATGAGCTTTTCGCCAAGCTCGATTATTTTATCGGCTGTTTTCATGGTGTCCTGTCCGCGTACCTTGTGCGGCAGTTCCACTTTAGCATCAACTTTATTGCCTATCACCGTTAAATCATCGCCGAATCTCGCGACATCACAACCGATATGTATCAGCTCCGGCGCGACTGCCGGCACATAATCACGCCCTGCTTGTATCGACTCCTCAATAAGCTGCAACGGGATAAAAACATCGTCCTCTTGCATGGGAAACTCGCCGAAAACACGCACACGGACGAAATTGCTGTCTGCGCCGTACTTGCGCTTCAGCGCAGCGATATTCTCTTTGTTCGTCCGCGGACTGTCCTCAGCATTCACGCGGTGCGTGCGGTACATATCGCGGTCGCGGGTGTGGCTGTCGTAGAATATGCCGCTTGTCTTAGTCGGGTTGCCGCACATCAAGAGCTTGTTGTTCTCGCCCGACAGCGTACCGAGTATCGCCTCCATGATAGGGTCAGCAACGCCCGAAGCCTCGTCTACGATGAACAGCATATTGTCCTCGTGGAAACCCTGCATATTCTCTGGCTTCGTTGCCGTCCGTGCTGCCGCGAACCAGCGTTTCTCGTAGCCTTTGACATAGATGTACGTCTTTGTCCATGTAAGAATCTCCGATAACACAGGGCTTTTGCTCTGCCATTTCGCAATCTCGCTCCACAGCACATCGTTAAGTTGCTGACGTGTTGGCGCGGTAGCTACGACGCGCGCAAACGGGAAGCAGCTCAAAAACCACAGAGCCGCGATAGCCTCTACGCCTGTCTTGCCTACGCCCTGACCGGAGCGCACCGATACCTTATTGTGCTGCGACAAATCTTGCAGGGCGCGCCGTTGCCAGTTGTCCGGCGCGAAGCGTAGCACTTCCTCCGCGAACAGCGTGGCGTTTTTGCGGTATACAGGGTTGCGTTGCTTGAAGAACTTCACGCGGTTAATGCGGCTAATTTCCATCGTTCTCCAGCACCCCCTGAATCCAGTCGTCTACAAGGCTGTTCGCTTTGTCATCGCTTGGCGCAAGTTTTTCTTTCAACTCGACTTCGCGACGCTTAAAGTCAAGCTCCTGTTGCTTGAAATCAAGTTCCCTGCGTTTGGTCTGCTTGTCAATCAGCGTTCCGAGTGCGATGGCGATTCCCTTTATATCTTTGGTGGTTTCGAGCAACTCAATTATGCGTGATATACCCGCGTCATATAACTCAAGAACTACGTCTTTGCGCTTATCAAGCTCGTCTAATATATCCGCTTCGATTTGTTCTTTTTTATGTTTGCAGTTTTTTGCAAATTCCTCGTCTGACAAAACTACACTTTTGACCGTATTCACCGCCACTTTATGCCTTTTTGCAACTGCAGAATAATTCCCGCACTCAGCATAGTCAGCAATGATTCTCTTTTTCTGCCGCTCGGTTAATTTTGCCAAAATCACCACCTACTTTTATAATTACAATCATCACATTAAACTTTAAAGATTCATATAATAACAAAATAACATACAAAAGTATATCTATATTACGAGGTCAATTACATGAATAACATGAACAAACGCATTCCCTTGGAACAAGCGGCGGTAGATATCGCCAATGCCGCCGCCGTACCGCCACGTATATACCAGTTACCACTGGAGGAGGGACGCAAAAAACTAAACCAAGCACAAGACGCTCCTGTACATAAATATCCGGCAAAAATATCATCTCTGCAGATGCAGCCAGAAAACGATTTGCCAGCATTCTCTCTATACTGTGTACAACCTGATGATATGTCGGACATACCGAACGTTATTATCTACATACACGGTGCAGGCTGGGTGTTCGGCAATTTCCATACACATGAAAAGTTAGTACGCGAACTATCAGCAAGGACAAACTCAGTTGTATTATTTCCGGAGTATAGCCTCTCTCCTGAAACAAAATACCCTGTGGCACTTCAACAATGTTACAGCGTCTTAACCGCACTGCCATCAATTATACATCAGTTAGGGATGAAAGTACGCTTAGACACATTGACGGTAGCTGGTGATAGTGTAGGTGGGAATATGACGGCTGCGATGACACTTCTCGCAAAGTACCCTGATGGACCGCACATCCACAAGCAACTCCTGTTTTACCCTGTCACGAATGCCGCCTTTGACACAGAATCTTATAGAGAATTTGCAGAAGGATATTATCTTTACAGAGATGGCATGAAGTGGTTTTGGGATCAGTACACAACATCAAAAACTGACCGCGCCCAAATCACGGCATCACCACTCAGAGCAACAACAGAGCAGTTACAAGGTCTCCCCGATGCTTTGGTCATAACTGGCGAGGCTGATGTCCTCAGAGATGAGGGTGAAGCCTATGCCAAGAGACTATTAGAAGCTGGCGTAGATACTACCGCTGTGCGAGTTTTGGGTATTATACATGACTTCGTGATGCTGAATGCTTTAGACCAGACAAACGCCTGCCGCGTAGCTATGGACTTGGCGACAAGCTGGATCAATCGTAAGAATGAAAAATAGGGCAGTTGCCATGAACTTGATGCTAAGCAAAAAGCAGTCTGCGTTTCACTGAAACGTATGACTGCTTGATTTATCTTAAATTTAAAGTATATTCAATCAATTAAGGTTAATTTTCTGTAAATAACAGCGAAAATCATAGAAATTTCGTTGGATTTCTGATATACTGTATAGATGCAATATGAAAATTAGAAAAACTGCTTAGGAGCATAAATTATGAGAAAAATTGTAAGTGTCATTATTTTAGGCTTTTGCGTAATATTTACGCTAACAGCCTGCACCGGCAATTCGCAAGAAACGCTGACCTTTCCAGAGCCACCGGATATTGAGAACAACACACCTACTGATGAAGCGGTAGATGCTACGCTAAATAGGGAGGCAACTGTCCAAATTGCTTTCGCAACAGACGAATTATTGAGCCGGTACGAAAATTTTCATGAATTTATTCATGTAGAAGAAGCAGCATATATGATAATCCTCACTGACACACCAGTAACAAATTTTGAGTTTATCTGGGTTGGTAACTCCTTTGCTCTTGTAGATTGGGATGTAGATGAAGACGCGGAATTATATTTCTTTGCGGAAGAGGTTATATATTCAGTAGGCGAATTAACGCCCGAAAAGCCATTTAAAGCGAGAACGTGGGCTGATTGGGGTCATTTACCTCGAATTGGCGTATCATTTGTGGATGCAAATGGTGTCACAAGGCATTTCCATATACAGCAAAGTATGATGGATGGCTCGCTTCATATTACCGAATTTGAAA